AGCCAGTGTATGCGAATGGTCTACTAAATTGTATAAACTTGAAGGAACAGAAAAGAAACCCGGCATCTTAGATATTACAATTAATGGTTGTGAACAATATTTATCTTTAGATGGGGAATCTGAGGACGCTGAAGATCCTGAAGAATCAGAGTAATACCTTAACTAACCACAATATTATATAGAATGGATGGTCTAACATTTGATATATCACTTAAAGAAATGGTGTGGCATCATTACCTTTAGGATGATATGTCAAATGAATTGACTGCGACACTACTATTGTGGCTTTGGTAATAATCAATTTACATGCTCATGAGAGCAAATTTAAACATTCCTCTATAAATTGTTGTGGTGATGATTTTTGGAAATTGTATAACTAAGACAGTAACAATAAAAACTTGTTTTAGGGTTTGATAAAATTGGGTCAATGTTAGTGCAATTACGAACATTCCCTAAAATCATGTGCAAACTTAGTAAGACCTTGAAAGATAGGCATTGCTCTGATAAAGAGTACGAGGTTTTTAGATGCACATTTATTAGATTCCCCTCATCAACTCATTGGAAAATAGAGCATACTGCGATGAGATTGGTGAAATATAAGTATGCTCGTAAATCGAAGGTGGATTTATAGGGGTATAGTCCACCTTTCTAATAAAATACAAATCGAAAGAAGGAAACAACAAATATGTCAAATTCACAAAACGCAAATTCAACAATTTCACTAAAAGAGTCTTTTCGTATATTGAACATTCTCGATCAACATACATCTTCTCTCTTATCATATATTTCTAATAAATCAAATTCATTAAAAGTAGAAGAAATCCACCTAAAATCAAAAGTAACAGAGAATCAAGATGAAGTAATTGACCAAACTACTGAACGTCAATATAAATGCTCTGTAACAGATATTTCTTTTCTAATTTCTCAATTAATTAGTCAGAAACTAGAATTATCTCTTTCTATAGAGAATGCTAAAAAAGATTTGTTCCTTGATTGGCAAGAAAATGGTGAGAACTTAACACTAGATACTGGTATATTATTTGCAAAAAAGAGTAGAGAATTATCTAATAATCTTAAATATCTACTTGATTTAAAACCATCAGAAGCAAAGTCTTTTGGCTCAGATTTTATTTTTAATGTTGAAGGAAATCAAGTGCAATACAAGTTTCCAATAGAGAAAAAGACAATTTTAGATTTTGATAGAAATGAGATTAATACTTTGTATAAATCTATGTTGAATCGTTCAAATACATTGTCGATTCAGATAGAAAAAGCCATGATGCAAGATATTGTAGAATTTATACCAATTTATGATATTTTGGCTTCCACATCAGAAATAGTTGAAGAGTATTTAGCAATTAATAGTTAAAAATTTATAATCCAAATGATAACCCTAAGCAGGGATTGAGTATCAACCAACTCCTTCCCTACTTTTCAAAACCAAAGCATTCTCAGACTATTGTGAACTAATTCGAGCCATCGCAGAATTATATAGCGGTGAAAATTCAAATGGTTAATGCTATTTTGTACTTACTTTGTACAGAAGAATTATAACTTTAACATCTGGAAACGATGTATATTAAGTATACATAAACAAGAACAAAGCGTTAAACACTTCATTAGGCGTTAAATTCACAAATACGATAGTTCCATATTTCAGCAATACAACAATTCATTAGGTACACTAAACGCTTCGCTATATACAGAATCAAATATATAAAAATAAGTGATTTTAATCAAATATTCTTTGATTGATAAAATAAATTGGTATGGATAATTAAAAAACAAAATGGTTCCGTAGTTTGAGATGCTTTGGTTGATAAATTACTAAGGTGGAAGTAGTTTCATAAACTGACTTCATTGATGCGTTTGTTTTTAGGTAAACGTCTCTAATAATACTGATTAGTCTTTTATAGACTTCACGTTAACTACGTGGTAACTGATTTGGCATTACGCCAGTGGTTTGCTCATTTATCCATTTAAAAAATGAGTATATTATACTAAATGGGTTTTGCCGTATAACCTAGATAAAAACGGCATTAACAATCCAAGAAAAACTTATTTTATTGGAGTCCGGAATTAATTTTTTATTCTCTATATAAGGAGATGATTACAATGGGAAAATTAAATATTGAAGAAAAATACACAATATGTCCTAAATGTGGATTCGAGAAATATTGGTACAAATTCATAAACAAAATAGAAATGGATTTATGTTCTCTTTGTGGATATTGGGAACCACGAAATATTTGTGAAGATGAATTAGGATTGTTGGATTTAGAAGAGGATAGAAAAAGTAAAACCGAAAAGAGGAATTTAAATGATAAACAATAATGAGGTAGTATTTATTTATAATCTTAGACAAGCAGATTTCTACTTTAGCAAAGGGATATTGCCTTTGAATGTAGGAGTAGGTTCTAAAAAAGATACTTATGTTAAGTTTGCAAAGAGTGATGAATTAATGGTTGCATTTAAAGAATGGTGTAATAGTAGAACTACGATAACTAAATAATAATATACTTGATTTCAAAACGAAAGGACTAGGTGAATAATAATGATAACTGATAATACAGTTTTAGAAATAATTGAGGACTATAAAAACAAGAATAAATCTTTTACAATATCAATAAAAACAGATAAAATAACTAAGAAATATCATTACAATGTAGATGGGAAAATTAATGAAGTTACAGAAGGAAAATTCTATGAGGATGGAAAATTTATGGATAAATCATTTGTTGATTATTTTATAACTAAATATGATGTTGTATATAGTACGGGTGTGGGATTTCTAATATTTAATGGTGAAATTTGGGAAAACTGCTCTGAATTACGTATACAACAATTAATTGCAGGAATACTTGAATCAGAAGACGAGTTAACAAATGCAAAAATAAGTTCAACTTCTCGTATGCTTATAAATCAAATTAATAACGATAAATTAGCGGAATTACTTAATTCCAATAGAAATAGATTAATAATAAAGAATGGAACACTAGATATTTCAAATATTGAAAATTTTATATTTCATGAAGATAAATTCTTTAAAGAAGATTATAGTACAATTCAATTAAATGTAAGCTATAATCCAAACGCATTAAAAGACAATGCAGAGAATTGGAAATATTATATGACATCAACATTTGAAAATGATACAGAAAGAATGAAATTAATTGGCGAGATGTTAGGATATTGTTTGACTCCAAACTGCAAGTTCCATAAATCATTTATGTTAGTGGGAGAAGGGTCTAATGGTAAATCAGTATTACTAGATATTATGGATCACATATGGGGAAGCAAAAACATAAGTGATGTTGATATTAGTGAATTAGACAGAGCATTTAGTAGAGTAAGTTTATTTGGGAAATTAATAAACAAATCGTCTGAAATAGAGGGTAATTTAAAAACTACAGCATTCTTTAAGAAAATAGTTAGCGGTGATATGATTGATGGCGAATATAAAGGTAAGGACAAATTTTCATTTCCAAGTACAGTTAAATTAATATTTGCAATGAACAGTTTACCAGTAACTAAAGATAAATCTGATGGATTATATAGAAGACTTTGTATTATTCCATTTAATAAACAATTTAAAGGTGATGAAATTGATATTGATTTATCTGAAAAATTAAAATTAGAAGCAGATAGTATATTTTTGTTTGCATTAAGTGGATTGAAAAGACTTCACAAACAAAAGAAATTCACAGAAAGCGTTGAAGTAAATAATAAACTTGAAGAATATAAATTAGACTCAAATCCAGTCAAACAATTTATGGAAGAAAAATATATTAAGACAGATGAAGAAGATAAGTATATTTCAAGTATATCTTTATATGATGCTTATGTTTTATGGTGTGGAGGAAATGGATTTAAAAGCTTAAACAATGTTAACTTTGGCAAAGAGTTAAAAAGATTGGGATATAATAAAAGTCAAAAGAGAATAAAAAGTAAACCAACATGGGTATATATGAACCTTAATAAAGTGTAACAGGTAATTACCCATGACATTTTACTTACTTGTGACAGCACCCATGACACCTAAAAACAAGGTGCAGTAATGATTATAAGAACTGTCACAGGTGTAACAAGTAAATTATATAAAATAAATAATTATAAGTAATATATAATTAATCTGTGTGATAATTTTGTATATAACTTCATATATAATTTTAGTTTAATTTCACATGTTACACTTATGACAGTTCTTGAAACTGTTTATTTGACGTTGTTTTACTGTCACAGGTGAATAATATTACTTGTGACAGTATTAGTTACTACTTGTTACATTATAACATAATTCATGGAGATTATTTTGTGCCAACAAAATAATTGTAATGAAAAGCCTCCTGCAAGGATAACAAGCAAAATAATAAATACAGATTAGTTTACATCTTATGACATGTCAAACGGGAGCAGGTGTTTTGTAAGGCTTTGTCGCCTTACGCTTGCATAATTTCTAGCTATCGCGTCGAAATTCTGGTTATATTCTTTTAATTAATTTTTTGTTTGTATGGGAATAAGTCCTTAGTCGATGAAGGACTATAAGTGAAATAAATATTAATGAGGTTTTATATTGTCAAAATCAAAAGATGAACTTTATATTATTGGTGTAGATTTTAAAAACAATAGAGATAAATACAAGAAAATACTTAATAGTAAAAATCCTTCTTGGAATGATTTAAATGAGTCTCAGGGATTTCAGTTTAAATCTGGAGAACATTATCGTCAGTTTATCAAGAAGAGGCAGGATCGCGATGGGACTTTAAAGAAGTTAAATATTGTAAAAGAAATAATAAACAATATTATTAAAGACAAAGTGGAAGACAAGAAAGATATTGAATCTACTCCTTTACCTAATTATAAAGAATCTGTAGAAATTAAGCAAGATAATTCTCAGATTTCAGATAAAAATTTAAAAGAAATTAATCTCAAGAAGGAAAGAGTAAAACTTCAAGATTTAAGAACTTCTATTAATAAAGATATTCGTGTATTAGCAAGATATGAAGAAAATCAAAAAATCTTAACAAATTCAATTCAAAATATTAAACCTTATGTAAATAAATCCTATAAGCACATAACGCAATCTGATAATGATTTGCTAATTGGTCTTAATGATATGCATTTTGGAATTATGATTGATAATTATTGGAATAAATACAGTCCTGAGATTGCAAAAGAAAGACTTGAGCATTACATACAAGAAATAATTTCTATTAAGAGAACACACAATTCAGAAAATTGCTATGTATGTGCTAACGGAGACATAATATCAGGAAACACTCATCTTGGAATTCAATTAGCAAATAGGGAAAATGTTGTTGAACAAGTTATGGGAGCAAGTGAGTTAATATCATGGTTTCTTAGTGAATTAAGTGGATATTTTAACAATGTATATTTTTCTGTTGTTTCAGGGAATCACAGTAGATTATCTACTAAATTTGATAGTCCTAAAGGTGAGAGATTAGATGATTTAATTCCTTTTTATATTAAAGCAAGACTACAAAATATAACTAATGTCTATGTCGTTGATAATATAATTGATAATACTATGTCTTTGATAAATATTAGAGGTTTATATTATTTAGGCGTTCATGGTGATTATGATGGTATAAATAGTTCTCTTAAATTAATTGAAATGATACCTCATAAAATATATGGAGTATTTAGCGGTCATTTACATCATAATTCATATACTTATGTACAAGGTTATAAATTAATGATGTCAGGATCTTTAATGGGGATGGATGACTATACGATAGAGAAACGTATACTAGGGAGTCCACAGCAATTAGTTTGTGTATGTAATAATAAAGGTGTAAAAACTATGTATGATATAATTTTTAAGTAATAAAAAATAATTGAAAGAATAATGAGGAATATATTATGTCTATTAAAAGCTTTGAAGTTGATGATTTGTATGAAGATGATGAAATTAAAGAATTGGCTAAATTGGTATTACCAGATCCAACCTTGCTCGATTTTTACAATAGATTGTCTAGACGAGAAATTTGGATAAATACTTTTATTGATGACGTATGTGTAGAACATGCTAAACAAATTATAGATTGGAATTTTAAAGATAAAGGTATTCCAATTGAGCAAAGAGTAAAGATTAAAATATTCCTTCACACTGATGGTGGAGATGTAACAGCAATGAATGCTTTAATTGATGCTATCACACTATCCAAAACTCCTTGTATGACTATTGCAATGGGTAAAATTTTCAGTGCAGGTGCTATGATTTTTCTATCAGCAAGAGAGAGACTACTTCTTCCTACTTCAAGGGTAATGATTCATAAAGGTTCTAGTGGCATTATCTCTGATGTGAATAAGATTATTGATTACTCGAAGTTTCTTGAGAAAGATAATGAGGTAACAAAAGAATTTATTCTTAAGAATACTAAAATTACTCCTAAGAAATACAAAGAAGTTGAGGATAAAGATTTATATTTATTCCCAAATGAATGTATTGATATGGGTATTGCTACAAGAATTGTTCAGGATATTGAAGAGTTATTTTAATAATTTTAAACCATAAAATAAATCTATAACAAGTACAACAATAAAAATAAAATAATAAAGGTAGGAATATTAACTATGCAAATTAATAAACAAAAATATACATTATCTCAAGTAGAAGGAATTATCGATTCTCATATTGAATCTGAAACAAATTTTACGTTAGTATGTAATTTTGAATTAGCTCATTATATCTATGATTATTTAGGTAATGAATATGATGTAGAAGCAGATTCAATTGAACTTTCTTCGGAAGTGGATGAATATTATGTCTCTATGAATTTTTATAAAAATGATATTACTTTTGTTTGTGAATATGCAAAATGGGATCAAGCAGGAACATATAAATATGATGATGGAGATAAAATTGATTATTTTGTATTTAGTAATATGAGTTTCGGAGATATTAGGGAATATTTATCTAGAGATGGTTGTATAAGATTTTGTGAATTAATTGATGAAGATTGCATTGATGATACAGAGGTTGAAAATGAAAATGTTGATGAGTTATTAGATGGTGAGGAGCATTATCAAGATTGTCCTTGTGTGTCATGTAAAATGTCCCGTGGAGAATTTACAGATGATGAAGAATATGAAATTGGATTAGTAGAACATTATGCTCAGTATATTGAGAATAGTGAATGTGAGTGCGGATCGGATTTAAGGAATATTCTTTATAGTATGTTGCAGGAATGTATGTCTATGGGGTATGAAAATGCTAAAGATGAGATGAGGGAATTTTTGGAGGATTAGATTTTATAATAAGTCGTTAAAATCTAAGTTTTAAATGGGAGGAATTAATAGTTAATGAATGAAATGACTAAAAATATTATAGATGGAATAATTGGTGATATTACCATGAGAAGTGGTCTTGGTGATGTGTGGGATCAAATAGATGAAGGAACAAAAATAGATATCACAAAAGAATGGACAAGAATAATTACGGCAGAATTGAAATTTTATGGATTGATTTAATGTTTTGGTAATTTAATATTTTTACAGTAGATAGACTCCATTAAAAAATTGATGGAGTTTCTTGTATTGTAAAGGTACAATATAAATTTATGATTGAAATGAGGTGAATTAAGTTGATAAAAGAAAAAGATGATACAAGGTGTGTGTACATTTATAATCCTTTCCAAGCATCATTCTACGCTTCTAAAGGGGTAATGATGTTGGAGACGGGAACTCATCCTACCACTAAGAAAACGTGGTATCGTTTTGGGTATGATTCTTCATTGGAAGCATATAGAGAATGGTGCTCTAGGAACAGATAGTATTTTATGTTTGAGAAAAATAAGTTGAAAGAAGTGTGATGGTATAATGGAAAATAATTTAATATTAAAAGGTAAAGTAAAAGTTTGTGGAATTGAAGTTCCTAATGTTCATGGTGGGTTTGGTGGAGATCAAAGGGGTAATCTTAGCAAAGACAATTGCAGAATTACATGGTATAGAATTAAAAACAATTAATCAAAGTATTAATAGACATATTAAAGATAATTATTTTGAAAAAGGTATAGACTTTATTGATATAAAGGGAACAGAATTCGAGGTAACTCTGAGTGACAGCAAAATATATACTAAAAATGCGTTAAATGCTAGTAAAAATATTTATCTTTTATCACAACAAGGATATACTCTCTTGCTGAAATTAATGAACACAGATTTAGCAAGAAAGCAATATAAAAAAGTTATTAGAGATTACTTTACAATAAAAAGTTCTATACAAATTCTTACACAAGAAGAACTTAAACAACTTATTGCTAGGGAAGATGGAATTATCAGAAGAAATAGAGAAACATCTGCAATATCTAAATTTATTCAAAACGGAGAACTACCTGATGGTAGATATACATACGCCACTATTACGAATACTACTTATGATATTTTGTACGGCATGTATGCTAAAGAAATTAAAAGTAGTTTGGATTTAAAACAACAAGATAATTTAAGAGATTTTCTTTCTACTCAAGATTTATCAGTAATTAGAGAAATAGAAGACGAAATACATTGGATGAGCAAGAAAGGATATACTTGGTTACAGATTTTTGCTGATTTGCAAAAGGAATATCCTAATAAAGTTATTCCAGTTAAAGCAGATAAATCTATTAAGGAGTTAAAGAAGTCTAAGAAAGTTGCAATAGATGGAAATGAGATAAAGACTTTAAAATAATTAGATAATAAATAATATCCCCTCACAATTATAAGACGCTTGAGTAATCAGGCGTTTTGTGTGTGGATGGAATTGTGTTTAGATTATGCCTCACATTAATTTGTGAGGCATTTGTGTGAGCATAATTTGTTCATTTATAACGATATTATAAAGTTTTGTGGATTATAGGCGTATTAGTAATAATACGTCTAATTGTCTATGAAAATTGGACTAGGAAGATAGGTTTTTGGGATTAGCTATTCCATCTCTGCACCCTATCTTCTATTTACTTTTTATGTGGTTGGTTGTTAGTGCAGAGGGATGTGTAATTTGCAGAAAGAAGGGTTAAGGATTATGGAAGATTTAAAGGTTAAAGCAAAAAAATGTAGTGGTTGTGAAAGGGAATTTCCTGCCACAAAAGATTATTTTAATAGTGATAAATATAATATAGACGGATTAACTACTCAATGTAAAGAATGCAGGAACAAAAAGAAAATGTTTAATTTACCAAAACCTAAAGATGGTTATAAATTTTGCAAGAAATGCAATCGTGAGTTAGAGGTTGATATTAAATATTTTCCACCTGATAAATTATGTAAAGACGGTTTACGCAATGTCTGTCGTGAGTGTGGTAAAGATGGGCATTTTATGAAAGACGAATATATTCCAAAACAATGGTGGTCGGATGAAAAAGAAGAATTATTTATAAAAGTATATCCTCATTTTACAAATGAAGAATTAATAGAATTGTATTTTCCAGAAGAGACCAACAAAGGTTTAATAAATAAAGCTTTTAAGATGGGGAAAATAAATAAGACGTATGAAACATCTAGAAGAGCAGATAAACAACAAGGATTGGAATTAGCAGGTGATAAAAACTATAATTATGGTAAACATTTACCTGAAGAAACTAGAAAGAAAATATCTCTTTCAAGAAAAGGAAAATATGTTGGAGAAAATAATCCACTATATGGGATTAAATGGAGTAAAGACGATAAAAGACGCAAATTAATTTCTTCGAGAAAGAAAGGTTTATGGTCTGGAGATAAGAATCCCAGACACATCAATCCATTAAATGGAGAATTAAATGGTCGTTGGGCAGGAGGTATAAAGGAATTATACTATGATTTGCGCGACCACTTACAAGATTGGAAAAAATCTTCTATGGAAGAATGTAATTATAAGTGCATTTTAACTCATGGAGAATTTGATAATGTCCACCATCTATATAATTTTAAAAATATTGTATATGAATTATTTGAAGAATTAAAATTACCTATGTTAAAGACTATAGGTGAATATTGTGAGGAAGATAGAGACTTAATTTATAATTTATTACATAGTAAACATAAGTATTACGGTAATGGAGTTTGTTTATGTAAATCACTCCACAAACTTTATCACGATACATATAATTATTCAAATAATAATAAAGAACAATTTGAGGAATTTTGCATTAGGTATAGAAATTTTGAGTTTGACGACTTATTAGAAGACAAATATAAATATTGTAATATAAAATTAAAGGAAGTTGGTTAAATTCCGACTTCTTTTTTACTAATTAAAGGAGAATGCTTATGGCAGGTAGACCAAAAAGTACAGCACTAAAACAACCAAAACCAAGAAAAATTCTAAAAGATTATTCTTGCCAGAATTGTGGTGACTTAAAAAAAGAGACAGAGTATTATGCTAGTTATAATCCTGTCCACAAAATGGGAAAGATTTTATATTGTAAAGATTGTATTAAAGACATGATAAGTGATGAAAGCGGAAACGTTATTTTGGATAAGGTAAAAGATACCTTAAGATTATTAGATCGTCCGTTTCTTTATAATATCTGGAAATCTTCTCTTGAAGAAGGCGGTGAAGTCATTGGGGTGTATATGAAAAATACAGCAATGACACAATATCGTAATTTAGGATGGAAAGACTCTAAGATGTTACCGGAAATCGAACAAGATTTAAATTATGATAGTGCAAATAACGAAAAATACGAAATAGAAACAACATGTAATTTTGATGTTACTACAGAAATGATTATGAGGTGGGGAAACAAACATGAGTCTTTAGATTATATGCAATTAGAACAGTTTTATAATCAAATGAAAATTGATAATAAAATTGAATCAGCACAAGATGAGACATATTTGAAAAAATTAGCTGTTATTTCTTTAAAATTAGACAAAGCTCTAGAGGACGAAGATTATGATAAGGCAAATAAATTAGGAAATTTATTTTCTAAATATATGGGTGATTCTCAATTTAGAGCAATGGATAAATCTGATGCTTCTAAAAGTGGAGGACTAAGAACTTTTGCTCAAACATATGCCGAAATTGAAAAAGATGATTTTATATTGCCGTGGGAATATTATCGAAATATAAGAGGGCTTGATCAAGATATTGTAGATAAAACAATAATGTACATCCTTAATTATACTTTAAAATTAAATAAAACAAGTCAAATGGTAGAACCACCAAATGATACCCCTAAACTGAAAGACATAGGTGATTAATATGTCTTCAGTAAAAAATTATAGTATAAAAAGTAGACAAAATAAAGATAGTTTTGGAAACTTGTTTAATGCTCCTCATTTGATAGACAATAGTAAAATAAATGAAAATAAAATAGCTGATTTTGAATCCTTGAAACCAAAATGGAAAGAATTATGTTCATATTGGAGAGAATATCCAGATCATTTTATTGATTTTATTTCTCCTCCTGATTGTAAAATTCAATTGTATTTTTATCAAAGAATATATTTAAGAATTATGATGAGATATAAAAAAGTTTTTATTACTGGAACTAGAGGTACAAGTAAATCATTTTTAGAAAACCTGTGTTTTGTATTAAAATGTATTATGTACAGTGGGACGAAGCTTTTTATTTGTGCCCCAAAAAAAGAACAGGCTGCAAAGATTAGTCAAGATTGCTTAAATGATATTTTTGGATTTTTCCCTATATTGCGTGCAGAAGTTAGAACATTTCAAGAAAATAAAGATTATACAAGATTAATATTCCACAATGGTTCAAAGTATGATGTAGTACAAGTCCAAGATGCTTCGCGTGGGGGAAGACGCAACGGTGGTGGGATAGAAGAAATAAGTGATAAAAAATTTAATGGAGACTTATTAAACTCTGTAATTATTCCATTGATGGCAAATGACCGTATAGCGATGTGTAGCGGAGTAGATCCTAATGAACCACATAAATTTCAAATATATGTAACAACTGCGGGAACACAACAACAATTTTCGTTTGAAAAAATGAAAGAAGTTCATAATGATATGTTAGAAGGAAAATCTGCGTTTAATATAGGTAATAGTTATGAATTACCTTGTATGTATGGTCAATTAGATGAAGATTTTGTTTCTGATTTAAAGGAATCTCCTACATATAGTATTATGGATTTTATGAGAGAGTATGAAAGCGTCTGGACTGGTTCAAGTTCTGATAGTCTTGTTTCTGATGAAAAACTTCAAAAATGTAGAGTTGTTGGGGTTGCTGAATGGGAACATTGTGGTGATGATCGTGTTGAATATTGTCTTTCGTATGATGTTAGTAGAAATGAAGGAGATGCAAATGCACTTTCATGTTTGACAGTAGTTAAAATAACACCTAAAGATAACGGAGACTATATAAAAGAATTGGTTAATATATTTTCAATGGAAGGTCAACATAGTTTATTACAAGCTAAATTTCTAAAACAAAAAGTTAAAGAATTTAAAGCAAGAATTTTAACTATTGATAATAATGGATTGGGCGTATCCGTAACGGATCAGTTAGTTTTGGATTTAAATGATGGTAATCCTCCATATAGTGTAGTTAATGATTCTGAATATGATAAATATAAACTTGTAAATAGTATTCCTATGGTGTTCGCATTAAAATCACAACACAAAGAAACTAAAAACAGTGATATGATTAATCATTTTATGCAAGTTTTCAATAAAATGGATATAGGATTATTAAAAAATTCTCATGAAGGTATTAAAGATTTAGAAAGAAAAATAAAACATAAAATAAAAGATAGTGAAGAATTAGCTAATGCAGAAATTCCTTATATATTGACTAATAATTTATGTGAAGAAATTATGAATATCACTTATAAACAAGCTGGTAATGAAACAAGAATTGATAGAGTCTCTAGATCTATTCAAAAAGATAAATTTTCTTCATTAATGTATAATTTATATTGGATTTATTTAGAGGAAAGAAAGAACAAGATTAAAAAACGTCCAACAAACATCTCCCCCTCATCATACTTCGCAATAGCAAATAAATCAAGCAGAGCAAGAAGATAACCAAAAATCACAATATAATTAAGGAAGTGTATGTGTTCAATGAAAGTACGTGAAGGTATTTTAGAAAGAATGATTTCTAGTAATGCTGTTGAAATACTTGAATATCTTGAAGATTATCTAGATAATGAATTAGAAATTAATCCAAATAATAATAAAGCAATTGAATTAAAAAATAAAATATATTGTAGGCCTACACAATTTATAGAAATGGATTTTGAAGAATTAATGAATGAGTTTATATATGCAGGTATAAAAATAAATTTTAAACCATTACGTCAAATAATCTCTTATGATGTCTATGCAATTAATGATTAATAATTACTATAAAAAACAAACAGAAAGGAGGTTCTTCCTTGCCAGACCAAAACCAAAACAACAATCATTCCAATAAACCACTCTCCCCTAATCTTTTTGCATTAAAAGAATCATGGGAACCATCAAAATCAAAAAATTTCTCCTTATCTCGTATTGCTTCATTTTTCTCTAATAAAAAATCAACAAAAAACAACAAAAATATAACAATAGATAAAATAAAATTATGGTTAAATAATCCAATTAAATATCAAATAGAAATTCTTGATTTATCAGATTTATTATATGCTCCTGAAGGAATCTATAAAACTCTAGTAAATCTAACTTCAAATATGGCAACTTTGGATAATTATCTTCAACCAACAAAATCAACAATGAGAAAATTGAATTTAGAGTTAAAAGCAAAAACTAAATTTGATGAATTGGGTAATCCAATAGATCAAGAAGCATTTGACAAAATATTAAACAACTTTGAAAATGAATTTGATACAGTTAGAGATTATATTGAAAATATTGATATAAAGAAAACTGGAAGAAGAATTATTGAAAGTATAGTTAGATATGGAGCGTACTGTGGATTTGAGAAAAACGATGGAAATTTTCCTTATCTATGGGATTTGCCAATAAAGTATGTAAGATTGTATTCGATTCTTGGTGGTCAATATAAAGTAGAATTTAATTTTAAATATTTTGACGATTTATCAAGAGATAATGAATTATCCGAATTTGCATGGGGAACTTATCCTGCGGAAATTAAGGTATTATATGATAGATATAAAAAGAATCCAGATAAGTTAAGATATCCTGAATGGCAACCTTTGCCTAGTGAAAAAGTATGTTGTATTAAATTAGGTGGAGATAATGATACATTCTTCTTGCCTTTGTATAGTCAATTATTTACAGAATTATTTTTGTTAAATGATTTGATCGATGAAGAAATAGAAAGTTCTAGGGATCAAAAATTAAAAATGGTATTTATTAATTTTCCGACAGATCAAGAGAGTGGAATCCCCTTAGTAGAACCTGAAGTTGTCTCTTCATGGGTTGATGTTGTAAGTCAAGGTTTGCCAGAATCAGTTTGCGTTGTTGGTAGCCCTTATAAAATAGAAGAAATTTCTTTTAAAAGTGTACAAAATGAAAAAGAAAGTCTAGCTGAATTTGCTAAATCAATGGCATACATGCAAGCAGGAGCTAATCCTCTATTGTTAGGTGGTAGTTCTACTAATAGTTCAGTAGGTGTCACTCAGAATTTAGTTTACATACAGTCTAATGTAT